TCAGCCGCGCGCGAAGAGCGCGATCCATGAACCGATGAGCGCGAGGACGCCGACACCCAGCATCCCGAGCGTGAGGGAGGCGAACGGGCGCAGCGCGGGTGAGCGCGGGGTGAGGCGCATCCGGCCGCGGGTGCCGTGCCGATACCAGATCGAGGCGCGGTCGGCCTCGCCGAGCTCGGCCGCGTCGAGGTCGGATGCGCGTGCACGGTCGGCCTGCCCGTCGTCGCCGTACCAGCGCACGATCGTGCCCTCTTCCTCGCGGTCGACGATCGCGTCGGCCGGCAGCCAGGTGCCGTCGACGGCCCACACGATCACCGTGACCACGGCCAGGACCAGGGCGGCACCCAAGCCCACCCAGACGAGGATCTCGAGCACGGCGTCGAGGGTGTTGCGCACAGCGAGCTCCCTCGAAGAAGCGGTTCCAGAGCCACCTAAGGGAATCGAACCCTTGACCTATTCATTACGAGTCTGTGGATTTCCCCGCCACTGCGCAAGAACTGATCGCGCTGTGGACCACTACCGTCCCGGCTCATGCAACCAACCCTCTGGGATGACACCACCGGCATCCTTGACGAATGGGCCGCATGGCAGCAGGCACAAGGCCTCTCACAGCGAACCATCACCGAGCGCCTCGGCACCGTCCAGGCACTCTTCGTCACCACCGGCACAACACCACACACCCTCGACGCCCGCGCGATCATCCGCTACTGCGCACGACCACACCTGACCGCATCGACCAAGGCCAGCTATCACGCCAGCATCCGCGCGTTCTGCACCTGGATGCGACGCGCCAAGGTCCGCGCCGACGACCCATCCGACGACACACCCCGGCCGAAGCGTCCACGCTCAAAGCCGCGACCCCTCGCGCCTGAACAGATCGACGCGATCTACGCAGCCGCGAACAGGCAACGCACCCGCGCCTACATCGCGCTCGCCTGGCTCGCGGGACTCCGCGTGCACGAGATAGCGAAGATGCACGCCCGCGACATCGACCACGACCTCGGCGCGCTCATCATCACCGGGAAGGGCGGCGCGACCGAGATCGTCGCGCTGCACCCCGACCTCGCCGCACTCGCCACGACCATGCCACGGCGCGGCTACTGGTTCCCGCCCTACACCGGCAATAGCGAGCACGTCACCCGCGCCGCCGTCTACCAGGCGATCAAAGGCGCCATGCATCGCGCCGGCATCGACGCGACACCCCACCAACTCCGCCACTCGTACGGAACGCAACTACTCCGACGCGGCGCGAACCTCCGCACCGTCCAGAAGCTCATGCGGCACAAGAACGTCGCCACCACCCAGCTCTACACCGACCCCGACTGGGCCGACGAACTCGCAGCCATCCACACCCTCAGCCTCAACGCCTGAGAGCACACACCCCACCGCCGATCACGCGGCCAACAGCCCGTGAAGTAGTTCGCTCCCGTGACCGCGTCAAGTCCGAACCCTCCCAGCCGGGCCGGGGACGGTGCTCCGCACCTTGCCAGGCCGACCCAGCCACAGGACTTGACCCGCCCCCGTCCGCTTACTAATCGGCGAATGCGCCGAATGGCACAGGCCATTCGGGCAAGCCGAATCACCGCAGAGAGGATCACAGACCATGAACAAGATGCACCGCGTCACCTTCCGCCCCAAGAACAGCGCGAGCAACTGGTGGGCCGTCGCCCACGACGGACTCACCGCCGAAGCAGCCGCAACGCTACTGGCGAAGCGCGCCGCGTCGAACCCCGGCCTCGACTACCGAATCGAGCGCCTCGACCGCACCGGCTGGATCGCGGCACAATGAGCGCGCCGACGCTCGCGAAGATCGCGCAACTCCAGATCGAAGACGCGCGCGAAGACCTCCACTTCGCACAAAACGCGATCACAATCGGCGCGACACACGAAGCGTGCGAAATCCTCACCAAGACCATCCGCCAACTCGAAGCCGCACGCAGACACCTCGCATGACCGTGCGCTCAATCTAGTGGCCCTTGCAGTACTCCTGACGGCGTGGCTTCCCGCACTCGTCGCACGCGCGCGGGTCATAGCCGTCGAGCCGCTCGACGGCATCCAGAGTCCGGTACGAGGCGAACTCGCGAGAGCCGGGACCGGAGAACCATTCCCGGACTTCGGCCCGCGCGCCCTCGCGCTTACCCGCCGACCACTCATCGAACTCGCGCATGTCATACGTCAGCGCACGGAACAACGTGCGCGGCGCCCACAGCACCGCGTCGTCGCCCTTCGTCGCGGACGTGTCAGCGAAATATCCACGGCACTCCGTCACCGCCCACGTAACCTCGCGCAGCGCGAGATCGGCGCGCCGCCACGCCGGAGCCGTCCACGAGAACGTCACATCAGCCTTCCGAAGCTGATGCATCCGGTTGATCACGTCCGAGTGCAAGTTGTTATGGTCACGCGACGCCGCGATGCCCGAAATCTCGTCTGCGAGGAAGTCAGCATGCTGGGCATTCATGAACTGCGACCAATGCGTAAACGGCACATACATCGGATGCAACTCACCCGACACCGCATCGAAGATCGGCACCGTCGAATACACCAGCCGCCCCGAGTCCACAGACGGCAGCAAATCCCGGACAGCAAACATCGTCTTCCCCGCCCCGTTCGGGCCGAGGTAGCAGCGGATCGGCATCGAACGTCGGCGCGTACGCGCAGCACCCCCACCCGCACCCCGCGCCATGAACCGTCCCACACTCACCGCGAGTCGCGACGGCCCCGCCGAGGTCCGTTCGTGACGCACGGAGTCGCTCGCCGTGAACGCATCCGTCAGCGCCCCCAGACCGTCCACGAGCGCGGCAGATTCGGACCGTGCTCGCCGCGCCTCCGCGCGGCTGCGCGCGGCCCGCATCAGCCCGCACCCCCGACAACCGGAACCTGGCCCCACAGCCACGCAATGCCCTTCACACCCCACCCGACACCCCACACAAGCAGAGCCATACCAGCGCAGAAGAACACCAACGCCCACGGCACCCACACCGACAGGCCCGAGAACGGCGCCAAGAAGCCGCTTATCGTCGCGTCAAGACCCCAGACCTCCGCGGGCGGCTCCAACCCCTCAGCGGGCACCAGACCCACGAACCAGGCCCCGATCATCGTGGCCAACCCGAGGAACCATTCACTAATCACCGCGACCACCCAGCCCCGTATAACCGACGATCGCACCTATCGACCTCGTAACGACGAACACCAGTCCGAGCACGGCAGCGATCCCGATCACGACCGTCGACGCCGCCGCGACGGGCTGCAACGGCTCCCCCGGACAGGCGCTAAGTATGTACCCGTCCTGCACACCGTGCCCCCACACCTGACTCAACGGCACAAGAATCCCCGAGCAACCGCCCTCGGGCAGAGTGAACCTCCACCCGGTTATCGCGTCCACCCACGAGCCAAGCGCCCCGCCCTGCCATGCGAGCGTGAGTTCGGCTTGAGTCTGCGTCACCACGCCCGTGCGCGGGACGAACGCCCACACCAGTGCACACTTCACCGGATGCAGAACCCACTCCACCGGATTCGGCGCAGCCGACCAAGACCCCATGCACACGTCCCCCGGCGACGGGCCAAGCGCCGGATCAGTGGTGTTCTGACCCTCACTATCGCTCCACGGCGTCGGCTGCCCAGTGATCGGGTCCAGAATCGTCGGCGTGTCCGTCTCCGTTCCGGTCTGGGGATCGAACGTCGGCGCGTACACATAGCACTGCGCCAGAGCGACCCGCTTCCCGCCATACGTGCACCGATAGTCCGTCGTCGTGGTCTGCCCGTTGTCGGTCTCTTCCCACCAGCCCGAGCAGTCAGCCGCCCACGTCAGGCACGACTCCGTTCCCCTCCACAGTTCCAGGCCCGTGCCAGTCGTGTCCTCGAGCGCGGCCTTCTCCTCGGCGTCGTACTCCGGCACGTCCTGCAGCAACAGCGGCGTCTTCACACCCGTGTCGTTGTTCTTCGACTTGAGACCGATCCCGGTGGGGTAGACAGTCGGCCCGGAGCCCTGCTTCTCCTCGAACGCGGACGTGCACGCCGCATCGACCACACCAATCGGGAACCCCTCCGACTCGCGGTATTGGCCCACGACGCCCGTAGTCGTCGATCCGTCCCCCCACGTGAGTTCACACGTGGCCTCGCGCAACGGGTCATCACTAATCACGCCCATTTGCGCCACCACAGTCCCCGTGGAGTTCTGCCGAATGCCGAAGATCGGAATGGATGAGGGCGGCAAGTAGTGCTGTGACAAGTAGTCGTTCGTCGTGCCACCGTGATGGAACGCGCACCCCGTTCCAACGCTGCTATACGTACCGCCACCCGACAGCAGAACCCTCGTAAACCCCGTAGGCACGACACCGCTCTGCGCAAAGCAGTACGTGTCCCGCGACGCTCCACTAATGCTCTGCGTGTACTTCGCGAGATAAGCGAGGGAATATCCCTGATAGTTCAGCGGCCCCAGACCGGGCTCAACGTCGCCATTCGGCTCCACAATCGTGCCCTTACACGACGGCCCGAACCCCATCGACAAAAGCCCATAACCGGTCTGCACCCACTCATCTGCCCCACACATCGCAGAATCGAAGTCGGGCGTGCCCGGAATCAACCCGACCAACTGAATCCCCACGCCGCCGACCGCGAACCCACCAAGGAACGCCGAACCGAAGATGTTCGCCCCGGCGACACCCCGCGTCACAGCACCAGCAGCAGTGATCGGCTTCGGCAACGACGAAATATTGACCGCCTTCCCCGGCGCTCCAGGCTTATCGATGATCAACTTCTCGGTCTTGTACGTCCTCACCTTCGCCTTCGACTGCTCAGACGGAGGCGCGTACCCCTTCTCCGTCAGGAACTCGCTCACCCTGCCACTGGTCTCCTGATACCCGTGCGAACCGACAGGCCACCGCACTCGATCACCATCCGAAACCGCAGCACCATACTTAGTCGTCACCCACTGGTAATACTCGGCCCCCATATTCGCCAGCTTCTGCTGCGACGGCAGATCAGGGTACGGATCAACCGGCTTCTTGAAACCGATCGCCTGCGCCGACTGAGGCACCACCAACGAGAGAACGACGGCGATAGCGACAACGCCGAGAGCCGACCAGAAACGCCGCATGCAACACCCCTTCCCGAAAAGTCTTCAATACGCCAGCGGCCCGGGGAGCAACGCTCGACCCGGGCCACCAGATGCGATCACTTGGCGAGCGACTTGAGGAAGCGCACCCCCTTGGGCACACCCCACACGATCAGCATCACGCCAAGACCGATCGGAGCGATCAGCCAAAGCTGGTCGGTGAAGCCCGCCACTGCGGTGCTGATCACGCTCGAAATCGAATCGGGATCCATATTCACCCCCTCCCCTTCGTCAGTCGCGCCAGAAACGCGAAGGCCAACCCCGCCAGATAGGCGGAAACCACAGCAGCACCCGCGATCACCGCGACACCGCCTGGAACAACTGCATGCCGCGCAGCACCATCAGCACGACCGCCAGAGGCGCAATCAGCGGCGCGACCTCAACCACGACCCACACCCCCGTACAGCCCGACCGCGAACACGACCACCGACAGGAACGACCCCACCGGAACGACGACGCTCATCAGTCGATAGCGCGGACGGAGAACAGGCCGAGGGAGAACGCGCACAGCACCACGAGCACCTGCACCGGCTCGGACAACCCCGACACCAGCTCCCAGACCTGCGAACGCCATTCCTCGGCCTCCGTCACTTGGCCGACAGCGACGAGTGGATGAAGTCGAGCGCCGAGGCGGCGGGACCGAGCGCGACCAGGGACACGAAGCCCCGGTCGTTGCCGTCGTCGTCGCGGAAGGAACCCTCCGAGACGCGCGCCTCGATGGCGACGAACGCGCCGACCTCGGGCAGGGGCAGTCCGTCACGGACACGGAACCTGACCTGAAGCTGTCCGCCGTCGCCCTGCGACAGCAGCACGTCGTGCCGCTCGACGTCACCGACGACGCCCTTCGAGCGATCTTCCGACGACACGAACGCGCGTCGCTCCGCGACCGCGACGACGTTACCGGCGACGATCACACGAGGATCGACCTTCACTCCAATAGCCATGATTCTCTGCCTTCTCTTGCCCTACCTGGAACCCCTCACCGGGGCTAGCCTTCAGCTTAGAAACGGCAGATCACATCTGATAAATAGCAGATTACGCCGCGTCAGCGGAGCCGCCCGCCCAGCCCTGCATGCGGAGAATGCGGCGATGCAGTTCGGTGCCGAGCTTGTCCCATCCCGGCGCGTGCTCGGTCCCGAGCTTTCCCGCGAGCGTCGTCAGATGCTCGCCGTACTGATGACACAGCCAATGCAGGGCGCGATCCAGGTCGCTCTCGCGACGCTCCCGAATGTGCACCCGCTCGACCTCCGCATCCTTCAGACGCCGCAGTAGGTCGCGAGTCCACTCGGCATAGCCCCACATATCCTCAGATGTGCCGCGCGCCGCTGTCCAGCGAGAATCCTTCTCTGGCCGGACCTGGACCTCAACGCGACACAGCGAGTCCGAATGCGGACGCCCGCCGATCGACTTCCCGTTGAGCTCCTTCCCCTTCTCATACAGCCGCACCCGGACAGCCGACTTCGGAGAACCGACATACAGCGTGCGGCCCGCATGCTCGGGGTCCGAGGGATCGCGCAGCCAATCGCCAGCCTGGCTGATCTTCAGCCGCCGCTTCCTGCCCTCAGGGTCAGCCTCCGCGACCGCGTAGACGAGGGTGAAGAGGTCATCCCACGTATCCGCGCCGTGGTCGATGTCCTCAGCCGAGTCGACGCGCGTGCAGTAGTGCTCGGACTGCCAGAGTCGGCGCACCACCGGCACGATCTCGTCACAGTCGTCGCTAGACACGATCAGGTGAGGATGCCCGTTCGCGCCGCCGAAGAGCACGCGCCCAATAGTCGAGTCGTCGCGCCGAAGGTTCACCCCGAACTCATAGCCGTGACCCGCGTGACCGTCCTCGATACTCGCGCGCAACTCCCGTGCCAGCGTGTGAATGACCGCGAACGGGTCGTCCTGGATCGTCGTCGCATACCAGTCGAAACGCACTCACGTTCCCCTTCCCTAGTCCCAGCGTGGAGAGATCGGATTGGGGGTCTAGACCCCCGTGTTACAAAACGGGGGTCAGCAGCGCACCGGCGCTGCAACATCGCACCAATAGACGTGCTCAATCACGTCCCGGATGCCAGCGCATTCGAGCGAGCCGCCGCACTTCGGGCAGTCCACCCAGACGAACTCTGAAACGCGCACCAGCGGCGCTGCGGTCGGTGCGAACAGATCGAGCATGGACGCCAT